ATTGTATATATTAATTAAATACACTATGGAATTAGCGATACCATTTATAGCGATGGGAGGATTATATATGATTTCAAAACAACAAAACAATAGGCAAGAAGAAGAAGATATTGTAGACGAAGGATTTGTTGGATATAGCGATTTACCAAATACAAATCTACCTGATGAGAATTTTTCAGATCAACGACCAATTGAAACCCCTGCACTTTCACAAACCGAAAAGTTAAGTAATGATAATCGTTATCAAGGAAATGCTTACACGGATACATATTTTGATAAGAAAGGTTTAGTAGATAACAATGTGGGAGGAAAGACAACATCCAGTACACAACAATTTACATCATTAGCGGGGGAAGCCGTAAATAATGACTATTTTCAGCATAACAACATGGTTCCATTTTTTGGACGAAAAAAAACCACTCCCAATTTTGACGCAAACCAAAATGAGGGCATATTAGACAACTATTTAGGAAAAGGTTCACAACAAATAGAAAAAAAGGAACAAGCTCCCCTTTTCGCACCAAACGAGAACTATCAATGGGCATATGGTGCCCCAAATCAAACAGATTTCATACAATCCCGTGTTAATAATGTGAATAAAATGGCGAATGTATTACCGTTCAAACAAGAGACTGTTGCCCCAGGTATAGGTCTAGGATATGGTACAGAGGGATCGAATGGTTATAATTCCGGAATGATGAACCGCGAGGAATGGATGCCCAAGTCTGTTGATGATCTTCGTGTAAAGACAAATACAAAGGCGTCTGGTGTAGGATTATTTGGACATGAGGGTCCAGCAAGTAGTGCTATCAAGGAAATGGGTTCCATTGGTAAAATGGAAAAAAATAGACCAGAGCGTTCATTTAAGATGGGACAAGATAGATTGATGACGACTACTGGTTTAGAAAAAGGTGTTACATTACGTCCTATCCAAGAAGATCGATATACAAATCGTCCTGAAACTACTGTTTCTTACACAGGAGGAGCGGGAGCAGAGAGACAAGGTACATTTGTGGATGGTGAATATATGCCGTCAAAACGCGTTGATTTAGGAACAGTACCATTATCAACTGCTTATGCGAATGGAAAGGGAGGTGCTACGGATGCGGATTTTGGAGCAAAATCCCAGATTGTATATAACAATAATAGAACAGCCAATCAACAAACCGATTATTTTGGTGCAGTCGGTGGAGCGATAGGGTCCGTTATATCGCCCTTATTAGATGCATTGAGGCCTTCTCGAAAAGAAAATACAATAGGTACATTGCGTCCTTATCAAAATGCAGGAACAACCGTGCCTCAAACATATATATTTAATCCGTCGGATCGCCCAGGAACAACGACCCGTGAGACGACTGAAAATTCTAAATTTCATATGAATTCCGGAACTAGTGTATTAAATAAAGGTGGATATACAGTTACAAAAGTAGCACCCATTGCGAATAATAGAATGAACCAATCTGATTATTTTTATGCCGGAAATTCTTCTGCCGCAGCGGGAACTTTAGAACCACGACCATATGATGCCGAATATAGACAACGTAATAATGATGTTAAGTCATCTACCATTAAAGGAAGAATGGTTCCAGGTAATATGGCTATGTTAAATCATGATGCTACTATTAAATCGTGTGATAGAACAGATTCGTTAACAAATAAATGTCCACCTGTCCCTGGATTTTCAAAAACAACACCCAGTTTAGATACAATGGGTAGACTACAAGGGAAACAAAAATTCGACTCGGGATTAGAAAATAATAGAAACGGAAGTGAAGTTCTGGATTCTTTGAAAAAAAACCCATATGCACTGTCTATTAATTAAATATTTTAAAGACATAATATAAGTAGAATTATTATGCCTTTTTTCGAAAAAAATAAATTATTATTGATTCATATCCCCAAAACAGGAGGAACAAGTATTGAAAAATATTTTTCTAAAAAATTCAATATTCGGTTGGGTCCGAATGAATTGTATTTTTCATATTATGAAAATACTATTGCGAACGAATTAACCAAATGTAGAAAAATTTGGAAAGACATTCTACAAAAAAAAAAGAAATTACAAAATAATTTAACAATTAAACGAGTTTCATCATTTACAAGTATAGATAGTTTAGATAACAACAATAATAGAGAAACAATTCCCGAATTTAAACTGTTTAAAAAAATAAGACTGGCGAGTGAATTGCGACATTCATTGCAGCATTTGACGTGGTGTGAAATGCAAAGAAACAAGGAAATATTATGGGACAATACTGAACATCGTATAATAACGTCAAATGATCCATATGATAGAAATGAGTATGAAATATTAACGGTTGTTAGAAACCCTTATGATAGGATCGTATCTGAAATGCTTTTTAGAGGCATTATCAATAATGAAACAATTTGTCGTCGTAAAACGCTTTATAATAAATTAAAAAAATTTTTAGAAAAACAGGAGGATATATTCGACAATCATAAATTGCCGCAATATTTGTATTTAATAAACGACATTGGACAAATATTAGAGAATGTAACAATTTTACATACAGAAACATTAACTGAAGATATGCAACGTATTGGTTATTGTGATTTTGACCATTATTATCAAGTATCAAAATGTAAAGTAAAGACAGGTATTACAAAATATAGTTCCTATTTAAATGGTCATGCGATTGAATTAATTAATACGTATTATAAACGCGATTTTGAACTATTTAATTATGATATGTTATAAAAATATACAAAATATACTATTATTATTTATTAACAAAATAATGCGTTCATAATGATGGCTTCTTTGTTTTCTTCAGGCTGTTTAAATAATTGACGTAGAATTTCGTCATCTCTAAATCGAATGGTATACTCTTGTTGCATATTATTTCGTCCAATTCTTCCCAATGCTTGTATGGTTTTTTGTTGGGTCATATTTAATAAATCCTTACCAATATATCCATGACAGAATTGATAATTTGTACCATATATATAGTCGGATGACGCCAATATAAGATATAGATGTTGTTCATATGCTAATTTCTTCATAATTTCCATATACCGCGGATTGGCTTCATTTTCATTAGTAAATATACCAATTCCTAACAACAATAGCATTTTTTTATCATTGTCCACATCTAACGCCATAATATCACATACATCTTCATCTGAAATGGTAGGAACATATGCGGATGGTACATATTCGGTATTCCATCTATTTTGATGACTTTGTGTATTTGGAATATATACATCATCCAAATTTACCATTTGGATTTTCGAACGCAATGCCTCAACCATTTGTGTTAATTTTCGAAGTTCAGGATTTTGTTTAGAATCGTCAACGTCTCTGTTCATTTTTCTAGAACCTTTTTTACTCCCTTTATCATTGTTATCATCGTTTCCGACAGACATTTTATCAATAATGTATTCCAATTTATTCTCAGCATCGGTGAGTTTTTTCTGGACGTTTGTATTTTCCTGAATACGTGTATAAAGAGAGGTATAAATATGTTCTGGTAGATTTGTCTGTTTAATATAATATTTTCCCAGGTTTTCAACATTATTACTAAGGAAAATAGTTGGTCCATCGGTCAATGTATGAGCATCGTTTGTTGTTATTTGTAGTCCTATTGTACTAGCAGGTGCAGTTGTCTTTGTTGGTGCGTTTACACTTTTAATTCTAGAAAGGGGCTCTCCATCCATGGTAGACTTTGATGTGCCCAAACTCGAAAACCGACCAATATCATTTGTTTTTACAAATTTGGACTTTTGATTTGTAGTCAAATCTGTATAAATCGTGTCCCAATTATCTTGATTAATATTTTCTAAAAGTGTTAAATAATACACTTTAATATTATTCATTGTAATATCAAAGATACCGTTTTTAAAATAAACATTCATATGTAAATCTTTCGGAATTGCGTTATCTAATTCGTGAACCTTGTTAATAAATGTTATAATTTCTTGAAGGTCGAAGTAACGCAATAACGATTTATGAATATTACAGTGTTCAACACATTCCAATAGATCTTGATAATTCGAATATAATAAATGTGGTAAAACTGCTTTACAATTTAAACTCAATAACGAAATAGATTTTTTACAGTCGAAACTAGATATTGTTTCAATAGTCGCATTGGGAAATTTTGTTATGTAGGAAGATAATGCTTCCCCAATTTCACTGGCTCGCGGAAGTGTGGCGCAAGACAATACCATATTCGATATTTTATTTTCTCTCCACACCTTTTTTATCAATTTGTGCAGAGGATGTTCATCATAATCCATAGATATGGTAGGTTCATCCCAATAAGTAATAATATCACTTTCGTCAGTATATTTAATCATTTTATCTTGTAGAATAGATCGTTTTTCGGATAATTCTCTTATTTTCTCATTACATAATTGATTTTGTTCTTGATCATCGATCTTATCTACAACCGATCCTAGGTATTCCAACTTTTCGTCGATATCTTCAATAATTTCCTCTTGATGAGATCGGTCTTTCACCTTAGGTGTAAAAGCCATCATATAATGCATTGCTACAATATACGATTTGATATCACATATCATTATCTCAACCTTATCACCGACTGTATTGTCTACTTTACCTATACCACCACTTCGACGGTTCACTGAATATTCTGAAGCGGCATAATAATGTAATCTGATATCATCTGCAGTTTCGCAACCAAACGCTATACCTATCTTTTTTCCCATACATACGGCGGACTTTGCTAATGCTAAACCAACGTGTCTTGCTGCACAAATAAATATAATTCTATGACCAACTGATAAACCTAGAGGTGTTAATGTCTTACCTGTTCCGGTCGGAGCAGTATAAAGAACTAATTTTCCGTTTTTTTCCCCGAGTTTTTTATATTTAGATGATAATGGGTCTATAAAATCGGTTTCATCTGGGGTATAATGGAATGCTTTATAAATATCGCGCTGATGTTGATATAGATTAATATCTTCGTATTTCAAAAGTAGAGGGTTCTTCTCAATAAATGTATAAGATTGATTTATAACATCTCGCATTTGTATCTTAGGTAATACGATTTCAATAATATTATCGATTAACTTCACACAATATGTATTTACGTTAACAACATTCGCGCGTTTAACATTGATTAATGTATATAGATGAAATGCATATTCGTCGGATTGTTTGTGCAAATATTTTAATACATTTTCTACAATATCCAAAAGAATATACTCAAATATTATCTTTTTATCCTTTTCTAAAGTACTGTTTATATTGTTAATACGCATAATATGTGATTTTTTTAACTTTAATTTATTCTTTTTCGTATCTATGGGAGTTGTATATGTAGATATAGCCGTCGGATATTTTTTTATCATTTTTTTAATTTGTTCTTCGAAATATTCTTTGTATAAATGCTCATCTAGACCTACAATATCTTTTTCTAATTTCATTATAGTATGCATTGAACGGGTTTCATTGTAAAATGCATTATTATTATGATATCCATCAATAATCAGTTTTAAAATGTTTTTTTCATGATCAGGAAAGGGAACCTCAATATTCATCCATTCCGATTTGGATAATTTTTTTTGCGTCAAATCCATTGTTTATTAATAAAATTATATGTTTAATTCAATTCAACATATAAAAATGTTTTAATTCAATTTTATCTATTCTCTAATGATTTTTATATTTTTAACAGCACTTGTTTTATCGCGAATACCGTTATGTTCTGTATTATTCTTTCCGGCAATTGTTAAACTATAATGACCTTCTTTTGGTATCTTAAATATTTTTGTATCATATGTTTTCCATTCGCTAACATCGGGGGTTAGTTCATCAAATAAATCACCGTTCAATGAAAACAATAATGAATTGGCTATTCCTGTATTATCGCAACAATTACGACCATTTGATAAAAATGATAATTTATATCTTCCTTCCGGTAGATGAAGATCAGTTATTATGCTTCCGTTATTTTGTATAGCTATAGCTTGATTTCCCTTTGGATATGATGTGCCAAATCCCCAAGCATCCGAATTATTTACAATTGCTACATTACGGACCTTCCAATTTGGGACAATATCATTGCCATTTATATATTTATAAGTGTTCTGTTCTTGCTTTGGATTATCAAATGTGGAATTCTTTAAAAATTGTGTGCATTCAAAATTAAATTTCTTTGTATTGAATTTATAATCATTAATTTCTTTCTTAATATCAACTACCGCACTGTTTGTGGTGTCCCTTAACGTTTTATTTTGTGCAGTTATCTCATTCTGTAATTTTTGAATGGCGCTTAGATTGCGATTTTCATCTGTAAGGACAGTATTGTCTGTAGTTGTTGTAGTAGGTATATTATCTGAATTAGAAGGGTTTATTTTATTAATAACATTAGAAATGGTTTCTTCATTTATTGTAAAAGTTGCTCCTTCCATTAATTTTCGGTCAAATAACTTCAATGAGATAAAGACTGTCGCAGCGAATAATACTCCGTGTAAAATAATTCCTTTTAAACTATCTTTATTTGATAAAGAAAAAAATATTCCGGGTGTGAATATTACAAATAGGCAAAATAAATATAATAAAAATATGGGTTTCATTTATATATATAAACACTATAAATTTTACTTACTTAAAAGAGTTTATTATTATTGTAATTATTTAAATAGATACTTATATTATACTATATATGTCGTTATTAACTAAATTGTTCAATTATGTATTATTAACCGTGTCTAAATATAATATAGATGAATC